CCGTTGTGTTGTCGTAACCGATGTTCTAAATCTACGGTTGCTCCCACATAAGTGGCATGACTAGTTGATTCTAATAAATAGACATAATATTTATTCATTCTATTTATTATACTAAGATTTATAACGGGGGTATCCCCCGATTTAGTCTACATTATCTAATTTATTTCCGTCTTTTTTATCTTTGTCTCCCTTAAGAATAACATTTTCTGTATCAAACAGTTCTTTCTTGATGTCAGCCATGGATACTTCATTATCTTGACCATTTGTCACACTATAAAGATTACCATCTTTATCAACATTTTGCGTTAGTTTATTATTAGACTCTAAGGCGTTCTTTTTATTTTCTTCTATCGCATTTTTCTTTGCAGTTTCAACACGTGCATTAAATTGCATTTTTGCCTTAGTTTCATTCTTTTCTTTTTCATGCATTAGCTGATTTAATTCATCTTCTAGATATTCAACTTTTCCAGTTTTGTAAGCATCTGGTTCCCATGGCATCCAAAACCCTACAGGACCCACATAGACATCATGATTAGGGTCCATTTCTCTTAGCAATTTGCATCTCAATTCTGCTTCTGATTGAGTTTCAAAAACACCTCTAACTTTAATTCCTCTAGTAGTGGTTCTAAAATTATTCATTTCATTAAATTCTTTTTCTATGGTTTTTTCATTCGCATCGACAAAATTTTTATAATCATCAGATATTGTGTATTCATTTAAATTATTGCTTTCTTCTTTTACAAAATCTTTCAAATCGTTTTGTAAATCTTCCGCATTTAAATTATATTTATAACTAATAAAATTAGTAAACTGATTATATTTAGAGAAACTTTTTTCGAAATCCCAATTCTTTAGGAATTTTTCAAAATAAAATAATTCTTTATTCCTAAGAATTTTTTCAGGAGAAACAAAAGAAACGCATGCAAATTTTTGACCAGGCAATGGGGAATCCTCGTGTAATAAATCAACTAATTTAGGAGTAGTACTTTCCATATAGATATATTTATGATTTATAATTTATATTCTTTTTTATAAATATTTTTTATCTTAATTAATATTATAATATGAATCAATTAGATCTAGGAGAACTCGTAAAACGTGCAATTAAATATCTCGTTGAAGGTATAATGGTTGCTATTGTAGCATCGGTTGTTCCTAAGCAACAACTTAAGATGGAAGAAGTAGGTTTAATCGCTTTAACTGCTGCGGCAACATTCTCTATTTTGGATACTTACGTGCCTTCGATGGCCGTATCTGCTCGCTCGGGTGCCGGATTTGGTATTGGCGCGAACCTTGTAGGATTCCCCCGTTAAGGGTTTTATCGTTAAATAAACATATGATATACGTATAATTTAACATATGTTTTTTTTTATAATGTAGGTATAAAATTCCAATTTAATTCTTTACAAATTTTTTTCCATATATCATCCTGCTCTATTCTTTTTTCACGATCTTTTAAAACTGGAAAATAAGGTAAGAATTCTCTTTCATTTAATAATTCACATAATTTTGAAATAGTATAATAATAATTTAAAAAATTAACTCGCCCATCTGGACAATATTTTGCATACGGAGCTTGGATTTCCATAAATAAATTACATAATTTATCTTCTAATTCTGGGCTCATTATCGGAGGTTTTATTCCTAATTTTTCTTTTATAAAAGGTATATGTTCGTAATATTTACTATAACCCAATTTTTTCAAAATATCTTTAGCTCTTTTGTTATTTAATTGTTTTATATCAATTCTTTCTTTTTTCATTTGAGTTATTATATCTTTAATTACTTGGTCGGGTATTTGTGTAGATTCTTTTGCTTGAAACTGTGCAAGAATTTCCCTAAAATGATTAATTCTTTTGTATGCATAAAAACAAACTTCTTTAGGAGGTTCTTTATAGGATGGTTTTTCATTTTCAATTAAAAAAGGAAAATGTTTTCCACATTTTATATTATTGCAAACCATAATTCCTTCATGTTCTACAGGTATAATCTCTCCATTATTACAAATTTTACAAACGTCGGTATTTAAAACAAAATTATTAATATCTATAAGTGAATCATCAATATTTCTAAGATAACTTTGTAAATCACTATTTGCATTTTTATAGTTTTTATCATCCTCATTTTTTATATTGAAAAATGAATTCAAGGTTTTTACATTTGTAGCAGCATTTCCATTTTCTATTTCTTTTTTGTTTTCAAAATATTTAAAAATATATTCTGAATTATTTAAATAATATTGTTTTTCTTTATTTTTAATAATTTTAATTTCATTTATAGTTTTTATATATTCGTCTTTAAGTTGCAGTCTTTGTTCTAAAGTAATATTGTTTGAATTTATTTTTTTTTCTAATACTTTTTTCTTTTTTTTTAATTTTGGAATAATATTTTCATTTTTAGTTTTAAATTCGCTGCATATTTCTTCATGTTTTTTATCTAAAGTTATTGTATCTTTTTCGTTAACAATAATTTTTTTTGTAGTCTTAGGTTTAAAATTAGGCATATATAAAATTTAGATTTATATATTTATATTTTAATTATATTTTAAGAATAATTCTTACTTTATTTTTCTAATATTTATGTTAATGGATATTACAATACCAAACAATTTAACTAAGGACTTTATGAATGATGAAAAGTTTAAGAAAATGATTTTTATTTATAATGCTTTAGAAAATGGATGGACTATTACAAAAAAGCAAAATAGATATATTTTTAAAAAATTACATGAAGGTAAAAAAGAAATCTTTTTGGACGATTATCTTAAACGATTCATGGAAGAGAATTTTGACATAAATAATTTTATAAATACTATATAAATTAAAATAAATTAAAATCTCATTTTTTTTTCTTTAGCAATATTATAACCTATGGGAGGAGGACTAATGCAACTCGTAGCCTACGGCGCTCAAGATGTATATCTTACTGGCAATCCACAAATTACTTTCTGGAAAGTGACTTACAGACGCCACACTAACTTCGCGATGGAAGCCATCGAACAAACTTTCAACGGCCAAGCTGATTTCGGCCGCCGTGTAACCTGCACCATCTCCAGAAATGGTGATCTTGCTTACCGCACATACCTTCAACTAACTCTACCTGAGATTTCAAGCGACCATGCTAGCTACGCCCGCTGGCTTGATTTCCCTGGACACCAACTTGTCTCGCAAGTCGAGATTGAAATTGGTGGCCAGCGCATCGACCGCCAATACGGCGACTGGATGCACATCTGGAACAGCCTCACTCAATCCAAGGAACAAGAGGTTGGCTACAACAACATGGTAGGACAAACCACCGCTCTTACCTACATCACCGACCCTGATTTCGCTGAGGTAGACACTCCTTGCTCGTCCACCGCGCCCCGCCAAACCTGCGCGCCTCGCAAGGCTCTTCCTGAGACTACTCTCTACGTTCCTCTTCAATTCTGGTACTGCCGCAACCCTGGTCTTGCTCTACCCCTAATTGCTCTTCAATACCACGAGGTAAAGATTAACATCGACATCCGCCCTATTGATGAGTGCCTCTGGGCCGTATCTGACCTTACCGGCACTGCCAGTTCCCCTAAGGCGACCTCGGCTTACAGCCAATCGCTTGTAGCTGCTTCGCTTTACGTTGATTACGTCTTCCTTGACACCGATGAAAGACGTCGTATGGCCCAAAACCCTCATGAGTACCTCATCGAGCAACTTCAATTCACTGGTGATGAGTCGGTCGGTTCGTCCTCGAACAAGATCAAGCTTAACTTCAACCACCCGTGCAAGGAACTCATCTGGGTTGTACAACCTGATTCCAATGTTGACTACTGCGCTTCCCTTGAATCTGGCGAGGCTCTCTACAAGCTTCTCGGCGCCCAGCCATTCAACTACTCCGACGCCTATGATGCTCTCCCTAACGCGTTCCACGCCTTCGGCAGTGAGACCGGTCTTGAGACCATGATTGGTGGCTCGGGCTTGTTCGACCAACCTAACGCTCTTGAAGCGACTGTCACTTCTGGCACCGCCTCGATTCTTGAGGACGCCAACAACGATTCGCCTACTGAAGGTTCGGCTGTATCGGATGCGGGCACCTTCGTACTCGCGGAGACCGCTCTCAACATGCACTGCTGGGGACAAAACCCTGTTGTCACCGCTAAGCTTCAACTTAACGGCCAAGACCGCTTCTCGGAGCGTGAGGGTACCTACTTCGACCTCGTACAACCTTTCCAACACCACACCCGTACCCCATCCACCGGCGTCAATCTCTACTCGTTCGCCCTCCGCCCTGAAGAACACCAACCTTCGGGCACCTGCAATTTCTCGCGCATCGACAACGCTACCCTTCAACTTGTTCTCTCGAACGCTACCGTTGAAGGCACCTCGACTGCTAAGGTCCGCATCTACGCTGTTAACTACAACGTACTTCGTATCATGAGTGGCATGGGTGGTCTTGCTTACTCCAACTAAATCCTTTACTTTTTATTTTTTAAGTATAAATAATTATTAATTAATACTTATTTTAATTAATAATTATGAAATTTATTTTAAACACTTTTAAATTTCCAACAGTTTATGTTAAAATTACTGATGATAATGACCAAGATAATAAATCTTATCATAATCTTATTAATAAATGGTGGAAATTTTATAAAAAAAAAAAACATTTCCATTTTATTTTTGATTTTACAGAATTAAATCGTTGCAACATAAATCTTATACCAACTTTTGTAAAAAATCAAATTGAATTTAAAAAACAAGAAACTCAATATTTAGATTATAGTTTAGTTGTATTAAATAATAAATTATTAATGAATATTTTAACAAAACTATTACATATAATAACACCTATAGGAATTATATATATTTCTAATAACTTAGAAAATTCTATAACTTTATTAAATCATTTAAATAATCCTTTTATCAGCAGTGATTTTATTGACACTTTTTTACTTATACACAATATAACTAAGATTTAATGTTTAATTAATATATATGAAATCATTTTTTGATTTATTTAACAATATATACATAGAAACCACCGACCCATCAACAAATTATACAAGGTTATTTTCTTATGATGTTGTAATAAGTATTTTATTTCATGCGGTTTTTTATGTAGTAATTGTATACATTATATCTTTTATATTCAATACTAAAATATCAAATAATAGTTATACGAAACTGTTTTTTATTTTAATATTAGTAATGGCAAGTGGTTATATATTAAGACTTTGTAGAGTTAAATCTCTCCACGATTTAGATCCAGAACTTGTTAAAACATTTAGACAAACTTACTTTACCTTTTATTTCTTTGCATAATATAGATGTATTTGATATCAAAAGAAAAAGATCTTATATTAATAAGTTTTATAACATGTATTTTTATTTATTATAGAAATATAGATTACTATTACGTTTTTCCAAAGAATAATATAATAACATCCATAATCATTTTTATATGGACCTACTTATCTATGACTTATCATTGGTTTATCATAGTAGGACTTGTTATAGCTAATATTATAGATAGATACAGACTAATATAATATTTTATTAACAACAAAAAAATAATTTATATATTTGATTCTCTGAGGGTTTTTCAATATAATAATCAAACAAGAACAATATATAATAATATAAAAAAATACAATCTATTATTTCATTTAATTCGGTTAAAATTATATTTTCGGAGCCTGAATTCCCCGTTCTTCTAAAAAATGATTTAATTGGGTTTTTATTTCTTTTATTTCTTTTAATCTTTCTCTTATTTTTACACATCTTTCCGTTTCTAAAAGTTTTTGAAACTCTAAACTTTTATCGGTTAATTCTTTATTTAATGTTATTTCTTTTCTAATTTCATTATTTAAATAAACTAACGTATTATATTGTTGTTCTATTGTATCATCATAACGGTCCATAAAATTATTAACCGCCATTTTGTTTGCTTCACTTAATTTTACATCTTTTTCTAATTTTTTATTGATATCAACCCTAACTTTTAAATCTCTCTGTATATCACGTAAATATTTGTCCAAATCATCAGGCTTATATTGTATTAATTCTGAAGCTGTAAAATCCATGTGTATATTCTAAGTATATTTATTATTTTACAAAAATAATAAATGTAACTTATTTAAAAAAAATATTTTTAATAAAAGTATATGCTATATCAAATTAGCTGGAGTATCTATCCTGACAAAAAGGTAGAATGCAACAAACTTTTTGCAGTTATGACACCAGATGACGACGTAAAGGATGCTGGTGATAAGATTAAAATAGTTGGTCGGTGGCATCAACTTGGTGGTGGAAAGGGTGTTTGCATTTGCGAAACGGATGATGATAAAGCTCTAGCATCTTGGATGCAAAACTGGCAAGGAATGTGCGATATTACGGTTTCTCCAGTTATTAATGATGAGGATACTCGTGCAATTCTTCGTTCTAAAATGCCTTCTTCATCTTAATAAAGGTTTAAATTAAACACTTGTATCATCTTGCTGTCCATCGTCAGTTTCCTGAGCTTCTGCTTGCTCTTCGCTGGTAACTATTTCATTTGATATTATCTTAATTCTATTTAAACATCTTTCAGAAAAATTCTTATTTTGTTCTAAGAATTTTCCTAATCTTTCTATGTAAGAATTAAATTCTAATGTTAGTTTTTGTTTTTGACTTTCTAAGTTCATAATTAAATTACCAACACTAAAACCACGGGATTCTCTTTCCGTTGCTCTAGCAATTTTATCATCAAATGAACCAATATCGTCCGCTAATTCTCGTAAATTGCTAGTAGTACAGTTTATCAATGCAAATATTTCATTCATATCATATTTAGAATACGGGTCTTCTATTTCTGCTGGTTCTCCTTCAACTGGATTTCCAACGGAATCTAAGGCACTGGGGTTTGGTATCATTTTAGGAGGATATGGAGTCATATTTCTAAATTTTCTCTCTTTAACTTGTTCTTTTGTTGAACCAATTGGTATTTCTTCAATTGCTAATGCATTTTCAATAATACCATCGCAATATTTGTAAAGGTCTCCATATAGTTTTTTTATGTAAACATCTTTCATATGAACAAAAAAATCTAAGTCTATTTCTAATGAACTTTTTTGAAATCCAAGAGTATCCAGAGAGGTTCCTACATCATAACCCCGTTCTTGGTCTGATAGCACTTCTTTTTCAAAATCTTTTATAGATAATATATCGCTCTCTAAATTTCCTATAAATTTATCCATTTCTGCATACTTTGCATTAATTACATTTAAAGTCGTATTATAACTATCAGAATCTATTTGATTTCTTAGAGTTGTATCTGATGGTTGTATTGCAGTCATTATAGTATGATTTATCATAATTATTTTTACAAAAAAAATAATTATTATATAAAACTTAAAAACAATTCAGCTATTGTTTATTATATGCGGTCGATAATTATTGGATTGTTTATGATTCCAGTATCAAATGCATTGTGGCATTTTTTTTTTTACCAACCATATATGAAAGAATTTAACGATTTTGTTAATAAATATAATAAAACATATAATACCTGGGATGATTACTTAAAAGCATATGATATTTTTGAAATGAACTATATTGTTATTAAGAACATGAACTATAACTATAACTATTTAAATCTAGAAATAAATGAATTTTCGGATATTCATCCAAAAGATTTTCACATGAAAAAAAAGGGATATTCTTCACATAAACAGAAAACTGGTTCATGTGAATCATTTGTTTTTAAAAATAACACATTACCTTTATCGGTTGACTGGCGAAATGAAAATGCAGTAACACCTGTAAAAAATCAAGGGCAATGCGGAAGCTGTTGGAGTTTTTCAGCGACGGGTGCAATGGAAGGTGCCTGGGCTATATATAGTGGAGATTTAGTTAGTTTATCTGAACAACAACTTATGGATTGTTCTAAAAAATACGGTGATTTCGGATGTAATGGAGGACTTATGGATAGTGCGTTTGAATACGCCATAGATAATGGTATGTGCTCAGAAGATGAAGATCCTTATAAAGGAAGTACCGATAGTTGCATTACTCCCTCGTTAGATTGTGATAGGGTTGCAAAATTTTCTCATTGTGTAGACATAGATTCAGAAAATGAACTAGAGTTAAAAGAGGCTGTTTCACTAGGCCCTGTATCCGTAGCAATTGAGGCAGATACTTCTGTATTTCAGTTCTATTCAGGAGGTATTATTAAAAGTAGTAATTGTGGAGAATCTTTAGACCACGGTGTTCTTGTAGTAGGTTATGGAGAAGAAAATGGAGAAAAATACTGGATTGTTAAAAACAGTTGGGGTGAGTCTTGGGGAGAAAATGGTTATGTTAGAATAGCTAGAACAGACAGCGTATCTGATTCAGGTGTATGTGGTATTGCACTCCAAGCATCATATCCAGTTGTTTAATTATTATTTCAATAAAATATTATTTATACATAAACAATATTTTATATATTTAAAATATATGTTTCCACAAATAAAAAGCTCATCACCAAAAACTAAAGAACATAAAAAGAAAAAAAGAAAAGAAAAAATTTTTAAAAAGTCTATAAAATTTTGTAGTATATGTCTGGAAGAATTACAAAATGCAATACTAGATTATTCTATTACTAGATGTAATCATAATTTTTGTACTAGTTGTTTACTAAAACATATAAAATATAGTGAATTTTGTCCTTTATGCAGAACAAAGCTTGCAGAAGGTAATAAAAAATTTAAATTAGATTTTAATGTGTCTGAGATGATAGTTAATAAAGAATTAGACTATTATGATAGTTATATAGAAGAAGGTATCTCATATACGATTAATACGGTAAAATACCATATGGAAAACAACACGTTCACTTATGCCGTAAGAAGGGAAATTCATAATGAATTATATAAAATGTTTCAAAATTTTGGAATGGGTGTATGCTTAAATGTAAACACAACTTTTAAAAACTTAAATGTTTTTAATACAGGTAGTCCTATTCATAGAACGAATAGTGTATTTGATTTAAGTAATGTTAATATAAATCTTGAAAATACAATTGTCTCTTATAATGATGTAGCGTAATGTATATAAAAACACACATACATTTTTAGTATGAATGAAAAAACCATTATTACAATCATAGGCATTATAGGTTCAATCGGAATAAGTATAAGTTTAATTCCACAAACATATAAATCCTGGACAACAAATGATATTAGTTCATTATCTATTAAATATATATTTATTACACTAATTTCTTCTTTATTTATGATAATATATTCTACGTATTATCTAGTTTATCCTATGATAATAGCAAATTTATCTGTTTTAGGAAATACTTGTATACTTTTGCTACTTTATCATAAGAATAAATGCTGCTTACCTCGTTAATTTAATTTTAAATGTATTTAAAAATATAATATTTCTATATATTATAATGCAGATTTTTGTAAAAACGCTAACTGGTAAAACCATAACTCTTGATGTAGAACCATCTGATACAATAGAAAATGTAAAGCAAAAAATTCAAGATAAAGAAGGTATTCCACCAGACCAACAAAGACTTATTTTTGCAGGTAAGCAACTAGAAGATGGTCGTACACTTTCAGATTACAATATTCAAAAAGAATCTACTCTCCATTTGGTTCTACGTCTTCGTGGAGGTTAAATACATATTAAATATAATAATATATATAATATGTATAATGCAATACACCTACAAGGAATTTACTATCTTTATTGAAAAAACTTGGTGCGGACTATTAAATATTTATAATCCATATAGTGACCCATGGGACATAAATATAACAAAAAGTGTTCCTAGTTTTGATTTACAAGCTTATAATAGGTATCCAGAACACAACTATGTTTATGATAAATTATGGGTATGTAGAACCCAAGGTATAAAAGGAGGAACCTTAGAAGATTTACTTGACAATAGATATAAAATAGATAAATATCCTATATTTATTAAACCTAGATGGGGACATAAAAGTGCTTCTAGTAAAAACTGTTATAAAATTAAAAGTTATGAAGAATTGAAAAAGTATAAAAATATTCCTGAAATGATGTGGTCAGAATTTATTGATGATACGGAAGGAATGACCGATTTTATGGTTCATAATGGAACAATCGTACATCAAATAACCTATAAATATTCGGAAACCCAGCACGGAGTTGTAGCGGATGATTGGAAATATATATCTCCTAATAATCAACCACCAGAAAAAATTATAAACTGGATGAATAATCATATGAAAGGATTCACTGGTATTTGCAATGTTCAATATAGAGGTACTGTTATCATAGAAGTAGCATTAAGATGTTCTAGAGGTGGTGCATACATTTTAAATACTAAAAATAAGCAACTTATTAAATCTATTAACGAATTGTGCGACCATGGAACGTGGGACTATGATAACACTAAAGATTTCGATTTTGAACCTTTCTATAGTTTTAAGTGTTTTACGACAATGCCGATTGTTTATTTATATCCTCAACATATACTTGATTTAACTATGAAATTAAGCGATTCTTTAGAGTTTTATGAATACTATTTTGAACCATCTGGAAAAGACGGAATGGTTTTTTTACAATTTTTACATAATGATTTTAATACAGGAACAAAATTAAAATCGGCTATAGAATATATTTTTTCTTTTACCCAAATTATCTTTTTAATGCTTTTTTTTATTATTTTAATTTGTTATGCTTTTAAAATAAAAGATAGATTTAAAATACTTTTAATAATTATGATTTTATTTTCAACAAGATTTATTAACGCCATCTTTACAAACTATACACTTATAAAAACACAAAAATTAGTCCTTGTTGGATAATCTCGAGAGATTTAATTGTTAGTCCCATGGAATTTCATCATTTTTCATCGTATTACAATATTTTACATATTTCAGTAATAACCATAAATTATAACGCTTTTCATCTATTGTAGATAAACTATTTATTCTATTTAATTCTCTACCTATGTATGTATTGTATTTCGCATGCCCTTTATAATGTAATCGTGTATCTGGATGTAAATTTAATACCTCCCGTCCTTCTTTTGTTGGCATAATTTTAATATTATACGCCATATTTACATCATAACACGTATCTTTTAAAACTTTATGGTTTTTAAATTGTTTTGGGATACAGTGATGATCTTGTACATATCCTGTATAATTCATTTGTTTTTTATATAACTTTCTATCTTTACTGCCATATCTAAAACACATATCCGAATTATTAAATACACTAAAAAAACATAGTGGTTGTATCTTTTTATAAAGAGGTATAAGAAAAAAAGGCAAATATCTCATTAATATTTGAATATATTAAATATTAACAGAAATATTCTCCGGTTCGCTATTGTTAGGTTGTTTATTATCATAACGCATCGCATTAGCTATTGCTTCTATTGCTTGTTCTTTTGTTTTCTTATTGTCTTCATATACTAAATTTACTACATATAAACTAATTATAAATGTTAACGCTAACGATACAATATCAAACATATACTGTAATAAAGCCATCTTAAATAAAAGAGTGTCTGAAAGCTCATTTAAACAAGGTACTCCGTAAAATAAAATAGAACCCCATAAAATATATGAAAATTTTATACATCCTATGTAAATATTTGGTTGCAATATTATGAATAACCTATTTTCGTTTATTTTTGTCGTCAGTTTTATAAAAATAAAATTTGCAAACAATGAACTAAATAAATAAGACCATAAATCAGACATTTTACATATTTTTCTTTCCTCTATGTAATTAGTTTCTATTAAACCTTTTATAGAAAACGCATAATAAAATAAGATAAACAAAGCTAAAAAAGATCTGCCTGTTATAATTACTATTTTGTCGCATGGTATTTTTCCTTTTTTTTCTCTTTGAACTGCAACAGTTTCTTCGTTTCCGTCTAAGGAAGTGTAGCTTGAATTTGACTCTTTCATTTCAATACTAAAATCACTAAATGACATAATTATATAAATTACATTTATTTCTTTATAATTATTTTTATATAACTTAAAATTGAAATGTAATAAACATTTTTAATTAAAATTAAATAACCATGAATCTAGCACAACGAAAACTTACAAAAGCAGAATGGGAAGGAATTGAAATACCGGTTAGTTTAGATGAAACAAAAATTTTAAACATGATAAAAAATGGATTTGAAAATATTTCTACTCGGTATAACGATACAAAATCACTACAATCTTATATAAAAACAGAAAACGCCGAAGAACTGCAATCATATATTTTTGAAAAATACTTCTTAGAAACTATAAAAAAATTAAATAAAAAATATGATTTAGGCTTTGATATTACAAAATCTAAAACAATAAAACTTAAAAAAAAAGATATTATTCGTATTGAAAATTTTGACAAATTTGTTGAAACAGAAAAAGAAAACATATTTGAATTTATTGTTATCAAACTTATTGAATCCATGCTTAAAAATTTATCAAAAAAACAAGATAAAACGGTCTTTTACTATTACACCATTTATAATTTAAATAAATTTGATATAGAAAATGTTAATAAAGTATTTAAAACATTTATTGATTTTATTATTTCAAAATATAAAGATTGTGTAAGTATTAAATTCTTGTTAGAAAACTCTAAACAAGTAATAGAAAACAATTCCTTTCTATGGAAATATTGTAATATATCTTTGTATAAACATCAAAAACAAATTTTCACCTTATTTAAATCTAATTCCATCCCAAAACTAGTACTATATACCGCACCTACAGCAACTGGTAAAACATTAACTCCTGTTGGACTAGCTGAGAAATATAAAATTATATTTGTATGCGCTGCTAGACATGTTGGGCTAGCTCTAGCAAAATCTGCAATATCCAGTGGAAGAAAAATCGCACTGGCCTTTAATTGTGGAGACGCAGAAGATATTCGTCTTCATTATGCAGCTGCTAAGGATTTTTCTAGAAATAAAAAAACTGGAAATATTAAAAAGGTAGATAACACTAATGGAGTTAATGTAGAAATTATCATATCAGATATTAAATCATATTTGCCTGCTATGTATTATATGCTTGCTTTTAATAAAAAAGAAAATATAATAACTTATTGGGATGAACCTACTATTACGATGGATTACAATTCACATTCTTTCCATGAAATTATTAAAAAAAACTGGTCAGAAAATATTGTACCAAATATAGTTCTTTCTTCTGCGACCTTACCAAGAGAAGACGAAATATATGAAACAATTTCCAATTATAAAGTAAGATTTTCTGGAGAAATACATAGCATATTGAGCGATGATTGTAAAAAAACTATTCCACTATTGAAAAATGACTGTAGTGTTTATTTACCACATTTATCTTTGAAAATTACAAGGATATGCTTTCATGTGTTAAATACATACAAAGTAATAAAACCTTACTTAGATATCTTGATTTATCAGAAATAATTAGATTTATTACTTATGTATCAGATAAAAAATATATAAAAAGAAATACCTTATATGTAGAGAATTATTTCACAAATATTGATACGGTTAACATGTATGAGATTAAACTTTATTATTTATTGGTTCTTCAAAATATCATTCCAGAACACTGGCCCGATGTTTACAACTATTTTAAAACAAATGTAAATAAAATATACGACTCAAATATAAATATTGTATCAAGTGATTCATATACCTTAACAGATGGACCTACTATATTTATGGCAAAAGATATTGAAAAAATAGCATTGTTTTATTTGAAATCTGCAAAAATACCAGAAAACATTATGCAACGCCTGATAAAAGAGATAGAAATGAATACGTATTTAACAATTGAAATTAATAAATTAGAAAAAGATTATGAAGACCTTGATATGAAAGAAAACGAAAAAGATAAAGACCGTGAAAATGTAAGAAACAAAAAAACATCCAATACTGGGAAAAAAATATCACCAGAAATGCGAGTTATTAAAGAACGTATAACTAGTTTAGTTTCACAAATAAAAGCAATTATGCTAGACCACGTGTATGTTCCAAATAAAGAAACACATCTAAAAAAATGGGCAAAAGGAAAAGATATTGAAAATGTCTTTTCGTCAAATATAAGCGAAGATACCATTATAAGAATAGCTAAATTAACAGACATTTCTACAAACTGGAAAATTTTGCTTATTATGGGAATAGGTGTGTTTACGGACCACCCTAGCATCCCATATACTGAAATTATGAAAGAATTAGCCGACGCACAACAACTATTTATGATTCTTGCATCATCCGATTATATTTATGGTACAAATTATCAATTTTGTCATGGATATGTATCTAAAGATTTATCAGATATCACACAAGAGAAAACCATTCAAGCCATGGGAAGGATAGGTAGAAATAAAATGCAACAGCAATATTCAGTTAGATTTAGAAATGATAATGTTATTAAACAACTTTTCGTTTATCAAAAAGATAGACCGGAAGTTAAAAATATGAATATTTTATTTAATTCGTAAATTAATTATTTCTTTAAAAAAGTATTTTAAGAAATAAAAAATATAAATTAAATGACTAAAACATATAGTACTCAAAATGGTTTATTAATGAATAATTTGTTAGAATTTTATAAAAATGAAACAAATCTTCACACCATGTTAAATATAATAAATGGAGAATCTAGAATATCATTAAGAATAGTAGATTGGTTTGCTACAAATTATGCTAAAAAAAATTTTACCGTATATATTATAGAAAAAACTAATGAAAACATTCGATTTAAGGTTTACACCGATTACAAATTAAAACTTAAGGCGTATTCTAAACGTAGGTTTGACCCTTTTTGTAGATGGGAAAGAATCAATATTCCTTATAAAAATAATACATTTATACAAACCACTATTGGTCAATTAAATTTTTTTAAATGGGCACTTGAAAATAAAGTAATCGAATACATAGAAGAAAATTATAGCGTAATTGAACAAGATATGAATAAAAGAAATAGTACTTCTAAAAGAAATTTAAATATAACTAACAATCAAACATCTAAAACTAGAAAAAAACGAGAAGAACTTTCAGTATCTGCTGTAAAAAGCATTAAAAAAGAAGAGGTTGAAATTATAGTTAGATTCGATTAAAATTATTGCATTATATATTATTTTATCCTATTATATATAATGTCTAATACATATCAAGTTAGAGAATGTATTGGAGGAACTGTAAACATTAGAACTATAACTAGAAATTATACTAGATATAATCCTCCAAATCCTTATACAAATAATACCTTTACAACGGAACAATTTAACATGCGTAGAAAAGCCGAAATTTTACAATATAAAAATATGAGCGTAAGAGATAGTTCAAACACTTTAAACGCTAATTTTTCAAGACTTGTTAACGGTAAAAGATTTACAAATCGTGCAAGAACACAAGTGTGTGAAAATGTAAAACACCCTGCGTCTTCCTCAAATGTGCCTGGTAGAAAATTACTATTTTTTAATTCAAATGTACCGCTAACAAGACACGGACCTCCTTTAAGACAATTTTTAACTGATTAATTTGTTGATTTATGAAAATTTTTCACGAATTCTAATTCCTCTTTAAATTTATCAAATAATTCTTTATCCTCGTCAAAATCATACATGTGTTTCTCGCGATCTCCCCATTTAGGATAATCATTATAATCTTTTTTTAAAAACTTATTTATTTTATCTCTCCCCACGTCTGTAAAAAATTCTTGAAAAGTTAAAAACAATACATTTTCTTTGTTTGCTACCTTTGTCCAACTGTTGAATTGTTTTAACATTAGCTTTAATAAATTTTCATCGGAGAGATTTCCTGGATTCCCATTTGATAATTTTATTTGATTATCCTTCCAACAAACACTTCTTCTTCTCCTTTGAGAACAAAAAGCATCCCTAAAATCGATGTTGTACATGTAAATAATAGGTATATCTAAATCTACTGGTTCTGGACAATGACAAATTAATTTCTGCCAACAACGGGGACGCGTCGTTAATCCTTTTTTTTGTAAATATTCAACTAAAGTATTTGAACCTGACCCTCCACAACTAACCACTGCTACATCTAACTTCTCCTTTTTCGCAATTGCTGGTATATCCCTTAAATTATAAATAGGCATTATTATATATAATTATCATATATATATAATAATTATACAAACTAACTAATTTATATCCCAGTTTTCATAAATTTATTGGTAATAATAACTCTATTAAATATGTCAATATCTTCAACTATGATATTTTACAATAAGATTTTTTATTTGTTTTTCCAATTCTACATCAAAATCTATTTCTGTAGAGTTTAACCAATGATCAAGTTTATTATGCCAAAAAGGGTAATATATTACACATCTTTTATTATAAAATGCTGGCACAAATGAAAAGGAACTTTTAGATAATATTAAAATATCTGAGTGTATCATGAGATCATACACTTTATTAAGTGAAGTATCCAAATATAATTTAACATTATAATCAGTTATCTGTTCAAATTCATCAAATGATTCAAATGATTTTGATTCACTACAAATGTTAATAACGATGTTTTTATTATTATATTTTTCTAAATGAATTAATATTTGTTTCAATATGTTTATGTAATATTTGTTATAGAGATATCTTTTTTTTTGTTCAGGACCAACATCACCTCGTCTTATATGTACTGTAATTGTAAAATTATTATCATATTTATAATTGAAGTTTGATATAATTTTATCTCTGATTTTTTGTGTAAATATTATTGAATCTTTTTTTCTATATACATTAGGTAAAATGATTTTGTATGTAGAACCATCTTTTATTTTATAATTATTCGTTATATTCAAATATTCCACTAATGTTTTGGTTTCACCGCTGTGTATCGGACATCCAATATATTTATAATTATTTTCTATACAATACGCTTTTGCAAATAACATGTCATGTATTTGCGCGCCTGATCTATCTCCTCTTCCAGGTGAACAATAATAAATTTCTGAACTGAATTCTTTGCCAGCTTTCATATTATATAAGTATATTAACTTTAATTTCTTTTTGTTTTAATTTGTAATCTTTAACAGTAGCTGTTTTAGGAATATGGATAAATAATATAAATCTAAAATATTTTTCATCTTTTTCTTATAATTTATTTATGCGTCTAGAAATTATTGCAGATATCTTGTCATATAATATATATAATGAATAAAAAATTAATTTTTATTGAAAATGAAAATTTTATAGGAGAGAAAAAAAACATATTATACAATGGTTTATTAGCTAACATAAATGTTTTGATTATTAAAGACATTGAGTTGTGTGATTATATTTTTCTAGATAATAGAGATTTTAATAAAATAAAAAACTATAAAAGAGATTATTTAAAAAAACTTGTAATCATTGATTATAGTGACCGTGCTAATGATTTATTTAATACAGAATGTTTAAAATATTTTAAAAGAAGTATAGTTGATAAAAAGAATATGAAATTAATTGATTATAATAGAGAAATTATACCAATTTCATATTGTTTAAAACAGGAGGTATTACAATTCGAAAATTTATTTAAAATTGATAGACCTATTGATTTATCTGTATTTTTTCAACCAGGCGGTAATAATTATAGAAATAAAATGGCAGGTTTTATAAAAACAAATTTTACAGATTATAATATTTCGGTAGGTTTATGTGGTTATAGTGGAAAGACTGGAAGAAATACTATACAAAAACCTTATTATAAAAAGATGTTAAAATCAAAAATTGTAATAACTTGTAATCCTGATAACTGGGAAGGTGATTATAGAACTTGGGAGGCTTTATCTACAGGTGCATTGGTATTTGTTGATAATATGTTAACCCCAATAATAAACCCATTAATTAATGAAAAACACGTTATTTTTTATGATAGAAATAATCTTTTAGAACTTAAAAATAAAATATTGTTTTATTTAAATAATCTAGAATTAGCTAAAAAAATATCACAACAAGGTAATGAACATGCTTTAAAATACCATAAACCTTCTGATAGAATAGATGAGATATTATCTTATCTATAAAATAATTTTATCTCTTGGTACACTTAGAACATTATATTTATTTAATATATATGATTATACTTTTACGAGGTGATTTATTTAGAGGGTGTACTATAAAGACACAAGTTTTTGCATATAAAAGTATTATAACCCATGTTATTAAACCTTTGAATATAAAATGTAAGGATATTAATGTTATTATTGTAACTTATAAGAATCAATACGAAAATATGATGAAAGATATTTTTAAAGATTATAATTTTTATTTTTTTATTATTAATAAAAAAAACCAAGTAGAAAATTATATTAATTCCATAAACAAAATTCCGGATTTTTTAATAAATAAAAAAAATAATCTTTTAATTCTAAGAAGTGATTTGTATTTTAAACAAAATATAGATTATTCTAGAATTAGTAAAGATAAAATACTAACCCAATGGAATTTATTACATGATAAATCAACCGGTGAAATGGCAGACCAAATACAATTTATAGGGGGTAATTTAATACACAAATTTATAAATAAAATTAATACAAGTAGAATAGATACAAAATGGCCTTGTAGTTTACATAATTTTTATAATTATTGTATTGAACATTTTGGAAAAGAAACAATTAGTTATCTAAATTATATAAAAGACCCTAATCCAACGCAAGACCACAGCGGAATTAGAGGTAATCCAATAAATGAACTAGGTAATCCTTTGTATAATTATACAAGATATGTTAAATAATCAAACAACTGAACCACCACTTTTCATATTATCTGGAATTCCATTTTTTCCAGATACTATTCTTTGTTCTGGAGGAACAGCACTTTCACCATTTGCTATTCTTTTCCTAGCTTCCCACGTTTCTTTATATACCATCTCTGTGTGTAAATAATATTTCTCTAAAAAAACTGAAATAAACTCTGCATAATTTTTGGCATTTCTATAATCATCTCTCCAGCCTTTTGTTACTGAATCATGTATAGGTGCTTGAAACTGTTCTATCCAATGTATTAACCTATCTATTATACGTGGCATTGTTTCAAAACCAATATTTTTAACAAATATATCATCTTTTATAAATCCATGAATTTCTGGTTTATTTGGAACAAACTTACATAATCCATTCACTAACTCCTCAATTATTACTGTTATATGTTCTACATCTGGAGGTGATTTTAATAAATCTTCTTTTACTTTATCAAAAAAAGCTTTTTTAAACTGCGTTTCTAAGTGTAATTTTATGTTTTCCATTAGAATTATTATTATTATTTGTTTAATACTATATTTTATTATATAATAATTTACTATATATAATGTCTTATTTGCATTTTCCAAAACCTGTATTCTATGCAGATGATTACGGAAATTATTTAAAAAATTTGATAAATACCATTCTTAAAACGAACGACTTTCATTTTAATATATATGTTAAAGACTGGAAAGGAAATTTACCTAAAAATATTATCAAAAATAATAAAAATAAAAATATAATAATCTGTGTAAATTTAGAACACACTCTTGTAAAACAAGAAGGTAGAAACGCTGGAAAATGTGGCACTCTAGCTACAAATTCACCTATAGGTAATATACTAGATAAAAATGGAAATAAATATTTAGTTAGACTTAGTAGACTAGACACTTTAAACGATAGTAATATCATAATTGATTATTCGAATGCAAATCTGATTAACGTTAAATCCGTTGATTTATACAAAGATTTAAGTAAAAAACATATATGTATATCTCCTGCTTTTTTTAAAATTTATCATGTTAAAGATAATAGAAATATAAATATTTTAACAACATTTGTAGATCTGCGACAGCTTGGCCTCGAACACAAAAAACCAAGATTTAATTTATATAAACAACTAAAATCATCAAAAATAAAAGATTTATATATAAATATAGATAACTGTTTTGGATTAAAAAAATTAGAAAATTTATACAAAAATACAAAAATACTTATTAATGTTAGACAAAGCATATATCATCACACATTAGAAGAAATTAGAATTCTTCCAGCAATTCAAATGGGTGTTATTGTTATATGTGAAGATGTACCTCTTAAAGAATTCGTTCCTTATAGTGATTATATTATATGGGAATCTTTTGAAAATATTATTGAAAAAGCTCATGAAGTATATGAAAAATATGATTATTATTTTAATCTTATCTATGGTTCTAACGATAAAAAAGATTTAAATGAAATACATCAAGATAATATTAATCTACTAACTAATAAACTTAAAATTTTAAACGAATCATAACATTTATCTCCTTTGAATGTTTTTATCTATAGAACCAGAAATTTTTTTCAAAATAAATATAATAACCGCAATAATTATAAATATCACTGCATATTCAGCATAAATAGTTATTTGAACCATCTTAAAAATCAATGTATTAGAGAAATTGTTATGAATACAATCATTCCAGAATTCAATAGAACCCCATGTACAAAGCCCTATAGTAATAAGTAAAGAAACAAAACAACTCACAATTGCATTTCCTTCATCATCTTTAGGTTTAGAATTATTCAAAACAATGAGATTTACAATCATAACTGTCAATAGATATGCCCATATATTACTATTTTTGCATTCGCTTTGTATAGATTCATTGCTGTCTCTAACTAGAGACATTATAGAAAACACATAATAAGCTATGCTACTACCAATAAATGCCAATGCTACTAAAACAATCGAACAAACTCCTAGCATCACCATCAACGTCATGGTCTTAGATTCTGGTTTACTCTTTATGTTATTCTGTGGTGAATCTAGAGGTACAGTAAGTGCTTGTCCTTTTTCAATATCATGTGTTTGTGTTCGGCTTTGTGAAAGGTCCATATTGTTGTTGCTGTCCTGTTCTTTTTCAGAAAAAGAAGTTCAATTTTTTTTTCTGTTTAAAATTAAAAATAAAATGCTAATTGTTATTCAATGGGGAATAAATTATCAATTAAAAAAATGAATTTTGAAGATATACAGGAAATTATTAATAAAAAATATGAATGTTTATTAATAAATACATTACCTATCCACAATCAAGAATGTTTAATTACAAATTCTCTCCGTGCAGATTTAGAAGAAACCGTTATTAACACCCTTTTATACAAAAATAAAAAAACAAAAATTATTATATATGGCAAAAATTCAAACGATTTGACAATATATAAAAAATATGAACAATTAAAAGATCTAGGATTTACGAATATATATATATATCCTGGAGGATTATTTGAATGGTCTTTATTACAAGATATTTATGGAGAAGAACTATTTAAAACAACATCAAAAATACAAGATATATTAAAATATAAACCACCCTCATTGATAAATCGTAGTGAAAATAATTATCTTTTAACCAATTAAAAATAGTTTAATTAAAATGAACAGAATTTAAATAGTGTTTTATAACCATAAATTCAATTACTTCTTCCTTTTTCTTATCTAAAAATTGTTCTATAAATTCATTTGCATTTTTTATAATTTCTAGACAAGTTTTTACATTTTTATTAGCAAACTCTATTTGATTTATTAAATCACTGAAGTCATCTTTAATAGGTATATAATGCTTATAGGGTATCAACGTATCTTCCATTGCCCATGATACTATTTTTGGTTTTCTCATAAAAACAACACTATTACTATAAAGTTGCCATTTTAACCCACTTGATACATCATTGCCTTCTATTGATAATATGTATTTATATTTCAACTGTTCGCGAATGGTTAAGATTTTTTTTAAGTATTCTTTAGGTATATTTATATTTTGAACTATATTAGAAAAACCAATATCACACGATTTATGATTATAAAATCTCTCTACGCATAATAATCTATTATGTTTAAAAGAAAACTCATCATCTTTTTCTCCAGTAGTACTTCCACGCCATACAACTTTGTTTATTTTATCTTTAAATTGAATATCGTTTACTTTTACATTTTTTACATTACCCCAGTGTCTATCACGATTAAAATTTAATAATACACCTGTCTTATTATTAATTTGTCGAGTTTTTGTAAAAAACGGAATTGTTATCATATTACCATATTGGTCTATATTTCTATGTTCATCTCCCCACCTACATAAAAACTTTTTCTGTGAATTACTTGGATTTTTCTCAGAAAATTTTTTTAAGATTAAATACAATGTTATTCCATAATGCCTGAAATTTGGATGACCGCGACTATTCAACTGCTCTACCAATTTATCATAATTTAAAATATGCAAACAATTTGGTTTAAATATCTTATTATTTTTTATAAAATACTTTTCATCAATTTCTTTTATATCTGATTTTTCTATATTATTTAAATAATAATTTATTCTAGTTTGTATATCCATAATTTATATAACATAAAATATTTATATTATATAAAATATTTAATATATTTAACGTTTTACAACCTTACCATTTTGTATAAAAAACAATTTTAAATATCTTTCTTTTTGTTTACTTAATGTTGATAATACTTTATTGTATCTTTCTACATTTGTATTACTGATACCATCTGCACCATTATGAAGCGCATCACTTTGGTTTCCATAATCTAATATTGAACCGGTTGTCCACATATCAATAATAGAATATTTATTTGATATATTTAATATTTTAATAGGTATATTTTTCTTGTGATAATAATTACTTAATAGTATATCATCCGATAAACGACAATTTAAATCATTAACATATTTATTTATGTAGTTATTAAAATCATCTTCAAAAATACTCATTTTTACACAAACCCCTCCATATCCTTCAGCTATCGTTGCAGGACTACCATGTCTACGTTCTCCAGCAATTTTAAAATTTATAAAATTAAAACCGGTTGCAGTCCAAACTGAATTATCTTTATTTTGTATAGTTTTTTCATAGGATTTAATCATGTGATGAGGATATTTTATATCATCGTCTAAGTAAATTATTCTAGTATTATTTTTATCATATCCATTTTTTTTTAAAAAATCAATCGTTGGAATAATTTTTGTTCCTGGGCCATAATCTATTTTAATTTTGTTTACACAAACATGCCGTGATACATTTTCTGGAACTACATATTCTTTTCCAGTTCTCTTAAATATGTGCGGGATATTTAATAGTATAAGGTCAGGTGTTCTAGATTGTTTTAATATTGATTCTAACATCTCTTGGCATTTATGAATCCTTGTAGGAGATGTTGTAAACGAAACTACATATTTCATATTTATTAATATAACCTAATTTATATTTATATAAATATAATTAATTTTATTTAACAAGTGAAGGATCGATACACCTAAGGTCTGATTTATGCAATTCGCCGTTGCACCGAACTCTAATAAATTTATAATCTATCTTTTTTGATTTTATATTGTATTTTTCAAGTATAATTCCTAATATTGTCTCAGAATGCAAATGTATTTTTTTACTTAAATATAATAATGTTTCAAATATATTTCCGTATATCCAATAATTATTCATATTACAAATAGCCATCCTATCATTTAACAAATATCTAGAATGCAGTGAAAAGTCTGGGGTACAAATTACGCCGTTGTTTACAAATTTTAAAAAATCTATATTAAATTTTTTAACATATAAACAATCTGGTCTTATAAATAAAACATGATCGTATATTTTATTACTATTTTTAACCATTTTTGTAACTTGAAATTTTGAATAACTTCCAAGTATAAAATTGTCCAAAGAATTATAATTTTTAGAACATGTGTTTTGCCATGGATCACCCTTAGTTCTATATTTGGGTAATTCCAACTTTTTTTTTATTATTTCTTGTATATCTATTTTTAAATATTTTGGATTTAATAATTTATATTCTTCATTATCTATATCATTTGCAGCGGTTGTTTCTTTTGCACGGTAATTTACATAATCTGATGTAATTTTATAAGTATGTAAATAAATATCATAATCAATATTATTTTCTTCAAATGCTTGTAGTATATTTTCTTTAATTGATTTTATGGTGTATTTTAAACTTCTTGTTATACCAAAAAAACATATGGCGATGGTCATTATTTATATAATTAAATTATATTTATATTATTCTTCTTCATTTCTCTTATTTGAAAGTATTTCCTTAATATAAGTTTCATATGGAAAATTACTGTAATATTTAAATATTCTTTTTTCATTTTCGCTTGATGAAAATGTTTCTAAAAAACAAGATATATCTTTTATCCATTTTCTTACTATTAAAGGATTTTTGTAAACATTTTCATTACCGTTTAATTTTACAAACATATTTTTAGAACTTTTCAACCATTTATCATGATATTCACTACATTTTGTTAAGTAATCCAAACCTACATCTTCACCCTTTCTATCTCTAGTTAAAATTCTTCTATAGCATATTTTAGGGTCTGTATTTAAATATATTACTCCTGATATAGGCATTTCCTCTATAAATTCATTAAATAAGCTTAAATAGATCTTATATTCTATTTCAGTTATATATCCTTCATCATACATCATATCACAAAATACACTTTTATCACTCATAATACTTCTCTCTGTAATAATTATTAAATTTGGATTATGTTTTATAATATTCCTTATTAAATTTATTCTACTTATTAATGCTAACATCTGAAAAGAAAAGGCATATTTAGTTTTATTTTTATAAAATTTTGTTATTATATTTTCATTCGTTTTATCTTCACTGATATCCTTCCATTTATCTATAGGTTCTTCTAATACAACAACATCTCCTTTATAATGACACTTTAATATATCTATTAGTGTAGATTTACCAGAACCTATATTACCATCTATACTTATAATTATTGGGGCCATATATAATTATATAATTATATTAATTTTAATATAATATTATAAAAATGGTTAAAATTTCCTTTCTATTATAATATATGAGCGATGAATGCCAAGAATTGAAAAATATAAAATATCAAACGATGCTACTTACTGGAAGTGATAAAATAAAAGAACCCAGTGAAAATATTAAAAGTGATAGTATTAATAGTTTTTTAGAAAAAGAAACTATTTCTAATAAAAAAGAATCTTGGAATAAAATAAATAAAACAACAAAAATAAAACTTTTATACGAATATGCTGAAAGAATTTCTTCTGATTATATACTTAGTAATATTGAGATAAAATCTTTAAAATCATATTTAAAAAGCTGTTTAGATAGAAAACAATTACAACATGTTAAAGATATTATTTATGATAAAGAATTACAAAAAATTATTTCTATTCCAAATTTACATTGTAAAGATAAAAAATTTACTTTAAAAAGAAGTGAAAGGAGAGTTTCAACTCTTAAATCACTTGCTCCTGGAAAAAAAGTTAAAAAAAAAATTAAAGGAAATGATAATACATAATATATTTATAAAATTGATATATGTATAAAATAATAATATCTATATACATATGTCTACTATATTAGGAAAAATTAACGATATTAAACTATTTATAGATACACTGGATAATAGTGTTTTGTCTTTAAATGAATATTATATGTTAGGAGACGTTATCCAAGAATTATTAGATGAAACTGTAAAGACTAATATAATTAATATATCTAATCCCAATTTCTTCAATGATATAATTGATGATATTAAAGAACTAATATTCATACAGTTTGATTTCATAGAGCATGATATTTTGTCTTACACTTGTGATATATTATTTGAGAATATTATGCATACATATTTTACCCACATTATGCCAAGGCGTTCTTATAAAAATACATTTATTAGAAAAAAACCTAATCTAGAGATTATTGATAAAAAAATACATAATATTAAACTAAAACCACAACCAGAACAACGTACTAAAGAATGGTATGAATTTAGACACAACCTTATTACGGCTAGTTCTGCATGGAAAGCATTAGATAGTCAATCTTATATTAACAGTATTATATTTGAAAAATGTAAACCATACGATGATTCAAAATTTGATTCTGTTAATCTAAATACTCCTTTTCATTGGGGTACTAAATATGAACCAATTTCCGTACAAATATACGAAGATATGTATAAAACAAAAATAGATGATTTTGGATGTATTAAGCATGATATATATTCATTTTTAGGTGCATCACCTGATGGTATTAATACAGATAGAAATTCAGAATTATATGGAAGAATGCTGGAAATCAAAAATATTGTAAATCGTGAAATAAATGGAATACCAAAACAAGAATACTGGATACAAATGCAGCTACAAATGGAAGTGTGTCATTTAAATGAATGCGACTTTTTAGAAACTAAATTTATCGAATATGAAAATTACCACGAATTTATTAATGACGGTTCTTTCAAAAAAAGTGAAACGGATAAAAAAAAAGGTATTTTTATCTTATTCTTTCATAATGGAAAACCACATTATGAATACCCTCCTATCGATATAGAAGAAAAATCGTTTGAAGAATGGGAACAAAATATTATGGAAAAAAACCATGAAATGGAATGGATTAAAAATATATATTGGAAACTTGAAATAATTAGTTGTGTATTGGTATTAAGAAACAAATTATGGTTTGAATCAGCCATTAAAAAAATTAGTGATGTATGGAATATTATAGAAAAAGAAAGGATGTCTGGTTATCAACACAGAGCTCCAAAAAAAAGAACAAAATCTTTTGATGAAAAAGAAAAAAAAACGGGCTGTTTACTAAAACTTAAAGACCAAAATATAATTGTTAATACTATTCACATAGATACAAAACCACTTAAAATATCATAATTTTATTTAACTATATAAAAAACATTTATATATAACTATTTAAAATTTATAATGTAATATTATTATTATGGAAACGAATGAAATGCAAGTTGTTAAAAGAAATAATAAACACGAGGATGTATCGTTTGATAAAATATTAACTAGACTTAAAACTTTAGGAAAAGATAATAATATCAATATTAACTATTCTGCACTTTGTTTAAAAGTTATTGACCAACTATATGATAAAATAGAAACTACTAAAATTGACGAACTAGCTGCACAACAATGTGCTTCTATGATAACCGTTCATTATGATTACGGTACTCTAGCAGGATTAATATCTATTTCAAATCATCAAAAAAATACAGAACTATCAAAAAATAGTAATTCTAATAATTTATTTAAAACTACTATGAACCTCTTGTATAAAAATATAGATTGTCATGGTCTACATGTACCTTTGATTAGTAAAGAAGTATTTGATGTTATTGTAAAAAATGAATCTGCTATTAACTCTGCTATTGATTATAAAAGAGATTATCTTATTGATTATTTTGGGTTTAAAACTTTAGAAAGGGCTTATCTAATTAAAATTAATAATAAATGTATAGAAAGACCTCAAGATATGTGGATGAGAGTTTCTATTGGAATTCATGGAAATGATATTGAAAAAGCTATTGAAACATATCATCTTATGTCAACCCTCAATTTCACTCATGCTACACCTACTCTTTTTAATGCTGGAACCCCTAGACCTCAATTAAGTTCCTGTTTTTTACTTTCTATGACTGATGATAGTATTAATGGCATTTTTGATACTTTGAAAGAATGTGCTCAAATTTCAAAATGGGCTGGAGGAATCGGACTACATGTACATAATATTCGAGCAAAGGGTACTCAAATTAGAGGAACCAATGGAACTAGTAATGGATTAGTTCCTATGTTAAAAGTTTTTAATGATACCGCTAGATATGTTGACCAAGGTGGTGGAAAAAGAAATGGAAGTTTCGCTATTTATTTAGACCCTATTCATCCTGATATTGAAGAATTTTTAGACCTTAAAAAAAATCATGGAGATGAAGAATCCAAGGCGCGAGACCTTTTTTATGCTTTATGGATACCAGATTTGTTTATGAAAAAAGTTATGAAAGATAACGAGGACTGGTGCCTTTTTTGTCCTGACCAATGCCCTGGTTTTAGCGATGCCGTAGGAGATAAATACGAAGAATTATATAATAAATACGAAGCTGAAAAAAAATATGTCAAAAAAATAAAAGCAAGAGACCTATGGTTCAAAATACTTGATAGTCAAATGGAAACTGGAACACCGTATCTTTTATATAAAGATGCGTGCAATCTTAAATCTAATCAACAAAATCTTGGTGTTATAAAATCTAGTAATTTGTGCACTGAAATCGTTGAGTATTCTTCCCCTACAGAATCCGCTGTTTGTAATCTTGCCAGCGTCGCATTAAGTAAATTTGTTGTAAACAAACAGTTTGATTATGATGGTTTACATAAAGTTGTTAAAATTATTACTAGAAATCTTAATAAAATTATTGATATTAATTACTATCCTACTGATAAAACTAAACGATCTAATTTACTACATCGTCCTATAGGTAAAGGTGTTCAAGGATTAGCTGATGCATTTATTTTAATGGATATACCATATTCAAGCCTAAAAGCCAGAGAAGTTAATAAAGATATTTTTGAAACCATATATCATGCCAGCATTGAGGCGTCAAACGATATTGCAATAGAAAGAGCTGTTGCTATGAATATTTTAAAAAAAGACCTTAAAGCCGATAAAATATACTTTACTTCAAAATCACCTGAGGAAACTAAGATAAAAATAAATGAATTAAATATACATAATAATACACAGCGTGATGCAATAATGAATATGATTAATCAATATAACCCTATATATAGTGAACTAACCCGTATAAAAAATGTAAAGTATATTGGTGGTTATAGTTCATTTGAAGGTTCCCCTGCTAGTAAAGGTAATTTACAATTTGATTTGTGGGGTATTAAACCTAGTGAACGTTATGATTGGAACAAACTAAAAAATTCTATTAAAGAACATGGTCTTAGAAATTCTTTATGTATTGCACCAATGCCTACCGCTAGTACTAGTCAGATTCTTGGAAATAATGAATGTATTGAACCATTTACAAGCAATATTTATACACGAAGGACTTTAGCTGGTGAATTTATTGTTGTTAATAAACATTTAATGAAAGAATTAACAGAATTAGGATTATGGAACGAAGATGTAAAAAATAACATTATCGCTAATAAAGGAAGCGTACAGTATATTAATGGATTACCTGATGACTTAAAGGAAAAATACAAAATAGTATGGGAAATACCTATGAAACATCTTATTAATATGGCTGCTGACCGCGGGGCTTATATTTGTCAAAGCCAAAGTTTAAATTTATGGTTAGAAGAACCAAATTATAAAAATTTAACAGCAATGCATTTTTATTCTTGGAAAGCTGGATTAAAAACTGGTATTTATTATTTGCGCCGCAAACCCCGGCATCAACCGCAGCAATTTACTATAAAACCCAAAGAACAAACTGAAGACACTGATGAAGAGTGTCTTATGTGTGGAAGTTAAACAATTCATTATTTATAATTATTATTAAATAATGAATTAAGTACTTTTTAATCTATCCTTTCTTTCTGTTTTTTCTGTTTTTTCTTGTGAAAACTCTTCTACGACCTCCCTTAACACCAACGATATCGTCGACTTGACCTCCGGGATTGTTAGCACCGGGATTGTTAGCACCGGGTTTGGGGACAGGAGATTTGAATTTTTCTGGTTGAACGCCTGACGACAGGAGGGTCTTATTTTTCGGGTCTTCAAGATCCATTTCCGTCGCTAAACTAGCCGCTAGTTGTCCTTGACTACTCATTATACTTGGAGACATATCGGCCGATGCGGGGGTTTGAATACCTTGACTACCTTGACTACTCATTATACTTGGAGACATATCGGCCGATGCGGGGGTTTGACTACCTTGACTACCTTGACTACTCATTATACTTGGAGACGTAGCTACAGGCGGAGCTACCGGCGGAGCTACCGAATGAGACAAAAAGGAATCATCTCTCACGGGATGTACGTCTGATTGTCTATTCGCTAATCCAGACGCTAATCCAAACGCTACTTTAGCAGACACAGGCGTTGGACCAAAATTACGTAATATTGGAATATAAGAATGTAAACGTGGATTATTATATCTAATTCTAAAATATTCTTCTATATAAATTTTTGATAGATACGTAGTATGCGTAGTATTATAACTAGAATCTGCAAATAAAATAAGTGCGTTATATATCTGTTGTATAGATAAATTTGGAAAAAAATCGTCTATAATAATAGATAATACTTTATCCAATATTAATTTAATATCAGGACTGGGCGGTGGCGCGTCTACATGGGCGCCCAACGATATTAATTTTTTCACAAACTCGTCATCAAATTCAATCTTACCGTGTTTATTAAAATATAATTCAATAGATAAATTTTTAGGTTCATTCTTTAATTCTACCATACCCGAAATAATATCCTCGGCAATATGCTCTAAAAATTTATTATTATCACTTATATAAGAATACACATCTGGTGGCGATAATATTTCAAGTTCTTGTGGCGTTAAATTCGATATTATTTTCGATTCTATATTTTTAAAATCATTGTTTTTTACAAAATCTTTTGCTTCGTTTTGTTTCGTTTCGTCAGCTAGATTATCCGATAAAACCAAAGCATTTTTAAGGACGTTTTCTTCTACTATATAAATTAGAATATTATTCAATAACATTTGGTATTTCATGTATGCGGTATTTAATACGTTCTGGTCTTGAATTAATATGTTAATATTGTTAAATGCTTTATCTTTAATCTTCTGTATAGTTTCTAGTAAAATATTGTTCTTATGTATTTTAAGTATATCATTATACTCATTCAAGGACTTAATTAATACTGGATGATGTTTTAAACCGTTTTTGTGTTGAGGAATCTCCATTTTCATAGAAGTGAAAAAATCAGGATATTTTCCGCTATTCCAAGAATAGTTTCCATTACCTGTAGCGGCGCCCCCATTTTGACCGCCTACATTCATATCCGCATCAGACGCCGATGTTTCAGTGGTTATTTTAACGGAATCAATTGTTGTATGTGGCATTGTTGGAGAGAGATGAATACTATCTAGATTATATATATCTATTTTTTTATACTCTTCAAATATTTCTGTCATTAGTAAGATAAGTTCACTTTCTTCTATAGGAGAAACTTCTTTAATTCCATGTACTATTTGATCTTCAAATTTCGGTATATTTACTAATTGATTAGAAGTTAATATTTCATGTATAGGATTAATTCCAAATATTTTTAAAGTATATTCTTCTCTAGCAAAATCATATAATAGGACTTGTCCTTTTAACCTATAAACATCATCTGTTATTTGATAGTCAAATAAAACGTTAGTGCCAGGATTATCTATTTTATTTTTTTTAGATTCGTTTATAAGAAAATCTAAAACTTTTTTTATAAAGTTTTTCATGTAAAATAAAGTAATTCTTGTATGAAACCTCTTGGCAGCCATTAAAATTTTATAAACCAATATTTTTATGGAACTCATTTTATAAAGATAGTCTATTTTTCTATGGGGATGTTCAGTTGTAAAATTAATTTCGGAATCTAAATCGTGTAAATCAGTTGTATGACGCACATTCGAATAGTTTTCATTTTCTTTAATAATTACAGTATTTATAATAATTGTTTTAATTAATAATAATGGATAATAATTGTTATTAATAGGGGCATCAATAGAATTTATACCCACCTTTTGAAAAACCTCATCATGATTTATAAGATACTGATTATGTTTTTCAATGTCGTGTTCTAGTCCCATTGATTCACATAACATGAAAAAAGAATCTGGATTATACTCAAAAAGAAATTCAACATACCATGCTACAACTTCCCTATCTGTAGCATCATACAATTTAACATATGGTGAAGTTTTATCTAAGTTTACACATGTTTTCATAAAATCATCGTAAGATTCTTCAAGTTGTTGTTCTCTTATTAGTTTGGCAGTTAAGTCTTCTTCTTCCTCTTTCTCCTCGTACTGGTCCTTTGCTATAGCTTTCACAGCACCACCGCCCATATCATTTTTCAAAAGCGATGAACCAGCTATAATATCGTTAAAAGGTGATATAAAAGATGATGATGATCTACTCAGAATCTCCTCATATGTATCTGGTATAGTTGAATTAATATCTATAATTAATGTTGGATCTAAAAATGTAATTGATTTCTTTTTTTCTTGAATTTTTGGAAAAGACATATCAAAAAAACTAGAGAGATTTTGAATAGAATTTTTAAGTTCAGTTTTGATAGTAGAATCATTGAAATCATCTTGGTTTGCTTGAAGAACCTTTATAGAAAAAGGACCTCCGCTCGTATTAGTATCAGACGACAACGACGACGACGGCGACGACGAGAATATACTTTCTGCCTGTTCAATAATCTCATTCAAGTTTTTTAAAATCCTAGTTTTCTGTTCCATTATTTTTGCAGCACTTTCTTCTATTGTTTGCCTATAAGCTGCTCTGTATGTACTCGTTGATTCAGTATATAATATAACTTTTATGTCGTCGTCGTCGTCGTCGTCGTCGTCATCGTCGTCGTCATCGTCGTCGTC